TCTTTGAACCATTGGCTGACATAGCCCCTAACAAATATCTAAGCAGAAAATTTTGGACAGATTCAAGTGATCGTCTAATGTACGAAGGTAAAGCTCCACAGCTTGCCGACACTAAGCGAGCCCGCATGCCCGCATTTTTTGAACATGCAAACACCAACTTACCCAAGTACGCTTGACTGGGGACGCATTGAGAAGATCGTAGATGAACTCGATGAGCAGTTTCCAGACAAGTTTCCAGACCACACACTATCTGAGAAAGAGATATCTTATAGGGCTGGTCAACTATCAATTATTAGATTATTAAAATTAAAAATTAAAGGAGAATAATTATGTGTCTCGGAGCAATATTCGGTGGTGGAAATAGAAGTACTCCTCCACCCCCACCAGTGCCAGCCCCACCAACTTTACCACCACCCCCAGTACCTGTACAACAGGCTCCTACACCTATGCCAGAAACTCCTACTCCATCTCCTGTCACAGAAGATGAGACAAAGAAAAAGGCAAAGGTAAAAGCTAAAAAGGCTTCCAAAACAGCAGCTAAAAAAGGTACTACACAATTAGCTGTAAAACCTAAAACAGGTGGACTAGCAGGTATTACCACTAAACAAGGCGTAAGTACTGGTGGCGGTGCTACTGGCGGTGGCGGTGGTACATACGGAGGATAATGAAAAACGCACGGCAACGATACAACGAGTTATCGAGTCACCGTGAACAATTCTTAAATGTCGCTTACGAATGTGCGGAACTAACTATTCCAACATTACTAATGAGAAACGAAGGTGATGCTTTGTATCAAAGTTTTCAAACACCTTGGCAATCAGTCGGAGCTAAAGGAGTTACTACGTTAAGTTCAAAACTTATGCTAGGACTCCTACCTCCATCAACCAGTTTTTTTAAACTACAACTAGATGATTCTAAACTAGGTATAGAGATACCAGCTGAATCAAAGAGTGAGTTAGATTTATCATTTGCTAAGATAGAGCGAAGTATAATGGATAGCATAGCTGCCTCTACAGATAGAGTACAGATTTTTGCTGCTCTAAAACATTTAGTTGTTACAGGCAACGCTCTTGTCTATATGTCGAAAGAGGGTATGAAAGTATATCCTTTAAATCGTTATGTAGTTGAAAGAGACGGTAACGGTAATGTGGTTGAGATAGTGACAAAAGAAAGAGTCAGTAAAAAATTATTAGGACTACCAGAGGTAGATACAGATAGTGTTAATGATGACTCAAAAGGTGACTATAAAGGAACTAAAGATGTAGATGTATATACCTGTGTAAAACTATATGATAATGGATGGCGTTGGCATCAAGAAGCTAACGATACAATTCTACCTGATAGTGTAGGTAAGGCTCCCAAGGACAAAACCCCCTGGCTGCCACTACGTTTTGTTACCGTAGACGGAGAAGATTATGGACGTTCTAGAGTGGAAGAGTTCCTTGGGGACTTGAAATCTTTAGAAGCATTGATGCAAGCTATCGTTGAAGGTAGTGCAGCAGCAGCTAAAGTTGTGTTCACTGTATCACCCTCTTCTGTAACTAAACCTGCATCACTAGCTAACGCTGGTAATGGTGCTATTATACAAGGTAGACCAGACGACATAGGAGTTGTACAAGTAGGTAAAACTGCTGACTTCCAAACTGCATATCAAATGATTAACATGCTAGAGAAAAGATTAGCTGAGGCTTTTCTTGTCTTATCAGTACGTCAGTCAGAAAGAACTACAGCAGAGGAAGTCAGAATGACACAGATGGAACTAGAGAGACAGCTGGGTGGCCTATTCAGCTTGTTAACGACAGAGTTCCTTATACCCTATCTAAGACGTAAGATGCACACTCTTACAATTAGTAAAAAGATTCCAGTGTTACCTAGTGGTTTAGTTAAACCTACTATTGTAGCTGGTATTAACGCATTAGGTAGAGGACAAGACCGAGAGGCTCTTGTACAATTTATAACAACCGTAGCCCAGACTATGGGCCCAGAGGCTTTAGCTCAGTTTATGAATCCTGACGAAGCTATTAAACGACTTGCTGCGTCTCAAGGTATTGATATTCTCAATCTTGTTAAGAGTGTTGATGAACGTCAAGCTGACCAAGAGCAAGCAATGCAAGCACAACAAATGCAGTCTTTAACTGACCAAGCTAGTAAATTAGCTAACGCACCATTGTTAGATCCTTCAAAGAATCCACAAGCGTTAGAAGCAGTTGAAGGTGTATCTCAAGCACTACAACCACAGTAATTATGGCAGAAACAATCCGCTACGACACCTCAGATGATCCAGTAGCAGCACAGGCGATAGCCGAGAAAGAGGCTGAAGCTCTTAAGGTTGGTGAAGAACTTATGGCCAAGCAAGAAAAAATGCTTGCTGGTAAATATAAGAGTCCCGAAGAATTAGAGTCAGCTTACCTTGAACTACAAAAAAAATTAGGTGAGTCCCAAACAGAGAAGGCAGAACCTGAGTCTGAATCAGAATATGAATTATACACTGATGATGGTAATGTCAACTATGAAACAGCTAACGAACTTTATGGAGATCAATTAGGTAATCTATTTAAAGATAATAATATAGATCCATTTGCAATGAGTAAACATTTTGAAGAAAATGGTGGTACTCTAAATGACGAAATGTATGGACAACTACAAAAAGCTGGTTTATCTAAAAGTGTAGTTGATAATTATTTAGATGGCGTAAGAAATGAGGTTGGTTATAATCCTGATCCAGCAGAACCTGCACTGTCAGAGGCTGATGTCAATGAATTGAAAGGTTTAGCTGGTGGTGAAGAGGGTTATAAAAATCTTATGGACTGGGCTGGTAATAACCTAGGTCAAGATGCAGCTGAAGATTATGATGCTGTATTAGCCACTGGTAACAAGTCAGCTGTAAAATTTGCAATTACTGCATTATTAGGAAAATATGAGGATTCAATGGGACGTGATTCAAAAATAGTTACTGGCAAAGAGTCATCTACTGAAAACTACAGAAGTATGGCAGAGGTTGTCAGAGACATGAATAAACCAGAATACAGAACTGATGAGGCGTACAGAGATGACGTTCTCAGAAAACTTGCACAATCAAACTTAAAAGTATAGGAGTTAAACAATGCCAGGACATTACGGGAAAGGAATGAAAAAGGGAAACGGAGCTAAAAAGCTAATGAAAAAAAACCCTAAGATGCCACCAAAGGTAGCAGCAGCTATCGCTAAAAATATGAAGAAAAAGAAAAAGTAATGGCTAAGAAAGGCGTAAGTCTATCTTTAGGTCGAGGAGAAAAGTCTAAGAAAGGAGGACTTACTGCCAAGGGTAGGCGTAAATATAATAGAGCTACGGGCTCTAACCTCAAGGCTCCTCAGCCTCAAGGTGGTGCTCGTAAGCGTTCCTTTTGTGCTCGCATGAAGGGAGTCAAAGGGCCAATGAAGAAGCCCAACGGAAAGCCAACCCGTAAAGCGTTGGCACTACGCAGATGGAAATGCTAATGGCACATAAAAAAGGATCTAAATGTGGCTGTAAACATGGGGGTAAGAAGAAGTAATGGCTAAACTATGCCCCAGAGGAAAAGCAGCTGCTAAAAGAAAGTTTAAAGTTTACCCCTCTGCATACGCTAACGCATACGCTGTTAAGGTATGTAAAGGACAGGTCAAGTCTGGTGGTAAACGTAAGACTGCAAAAGGATATACTAGAGGTAAAAGAAAATGAGTCTAAGACGATGGTTTCAAGAGAAGTGGGTGGACGTAAAAACTGGTAAGCCATGTGGCAGACAGAAAGGCGAAAAGCGTAAAGGCTACCCCGCTTGTCGTCCATCTCGAAGAGTCTCCTCTAAAACACCAAAGACTACCAAAGAAATGTCTAGCGGTGAAAAATCAAGATTTAAAAAATCTAAAACAGGTTCTAAAAGAATCAACTACAACCACAAACGAAGAAAAAAATGACACACCACAACCATGAAAACGATAAATGGCATGTTGCAGAAGAGCTCAATGGTCGCCTTGCCATGCTTGGTATTATTGCTGCTATTGGTGCTTACGCCTGTACAGGTCAGATCATCCCAGGAGTTTTCTAGTCCTTATGATTGGAAGATGACATGTGATGATTTCATAATGTCAAAATATTCTGTGCTACAAGACCCACATCTTGATGCACAGGCAAAGT